CGCGAGGGGCCCTAGTGGGAGCTTAGCTCTCGATTGTTTTAGATGCATCGTGCATCGCAATCTCCTCCTAAGAAGGAAGAAAGCAAATATGGCTGTCGCAAGACACCGCGAACGCGGTTCATTTTCGCCTGTAACCGGAAACGGTTTATTCAGTGAAAACGGAACCCCCCCTTACGCGCCGAGTTATTCGACGTATAGTAATGCGGAGGGCGAGTTGTCCATTATGGATGATGACGCCACCCCGGGTTTTCATCGCGGTCAAATTCTGGGTCAAGTCAGATGCAACCCCATGCAGTCGTCTCGCGAAACGCGAACGTTCGGTAGGGGGGTTGTGACTTTCGTTAAACCAAGAACTGTTGCGGGTGAAAACCGTGACTGGACATTTGTCGCTACTGACATGCTCCTTTCTAGTTCTATTTTGACGAAGGACTCGCTTCCTAGCGAGTTTCCAGGATATGCCTCCCTCAAAACTGAGGTTGCTACTAAGGCCCGTAGCCGCATCAAATCACCGGACTTTCAAGGTCTTGTGTCTCTTGGTGAGCTACGCGAAACACTTCACTATCTTCGTAACCCCCTTGCGGGGGCCAAGTCGTTAGCTGATGTGGTTAACAAGCGCCTTAGTCGTCTGTACGCTGAAGAAACGCGCAGACAGAAGAGAGCTTACTCAATTCCGAGTTCTCTCTCGGGCTCCAAAAGACGCCCCTCGGGACTCGATCTCGACGACGCCGCCATTATCCGCGAATTAGAAAGTATTTATCTTTCTGTCCGGTATGGTATGCGCCCGCTCGTGAAAGAGGTCTCGAGCTTCTTAGAGACTTTCCGTGACCGTGCAGTTCCACGACCGCTCCGCGAGGTGTTCCGTGCTAAGGGTAGTCAATTCGACGATCTTAGCTGGGCACAGGACGACGGCGCTAGTGGGATTTCCTGCTGGTCGAGCTATTACGCGACTCGTAATGTCACAGTACGCTGTGGCTTCCTTTATTCTTTCGAGGATAGGGTTGGTTCAACCTCCAATTCTTGGGGTTTGGATTTGGCGGAACTCCCAAGCACTGCTTGGGCGCTCCTGCCTACGTCGTTTGTAGCCGATTGGATTGTCAACGTGTCCGAGTTTATCTCAGCGTTGACCCCGGTCGTTCGCGGAGACCGGCTATGCGAGTGGACCACTATTCAAGAAGAGATCGAAATATTTCGACAGCGATCAGGTTTTCTGATCTCTGATTCTGCTTGGAGTGGCCAAATCGTGACCGGCTCTGTGAGTCAGGACAAGGTCCGTTACGTCACGAAATCTCGTGTGGCGTTTGTGGACCTGCCTGGTGTGGTCGTTAAAGCATCTGCTCTTAACACCTTGAGTGATGTTGGTAAAGTCCTGGACTTACTCTCTATCACCCACCAGCAACTTTCCTCCGCTTTCGGTAAAGGGCGCTATGTTGCTCAACAAGTAGCAAGGCGCTCTGGACGTCCGCAGGCTGCGGAAAAATGGTTCGGTTAATACCCGTTCCACCGCGGTACCATTCATTTGGTATGGAAAGATTTCTTCTCAGCTTCTGAGACTTAGTATCGGGATTTAGCGACCCGGTAGAAAACGGTTTTTCGGGGTTTCCTTTCTAAACACCTCGAGAATAGTAGTAAACTACTCAATTGAAAGCCATTATGACTATCACCGTTAATACAAAAGCGTATACTGAAGACGCAGCCACCAGTTCCAACGTGATCCCCTATGTGGGACCTGACCACTCGATTAGTAAGCGAGACCAGTTTATTCTGGGTCGCACTCCTCCAGTGGCCAATAAAACGTTCTCTGGCATGGCTAGGTCGACAGCGCGCTTAGTGCGTACTTTGCCTCTCACGGGAGCTGTAACCGAGACTGGTCTTGCGACTGTCGAGGTTACTGTGAATTTCCCGGTGGGGTCTGCTACGGTCGATCAAGAGGCGATGATCGATGACATAGCTGCTGGGGTTGCTCAGCAGTGGTTTACTGATCTCGGAACAAAGCAAGACATTAAAGCCTAATTGGCTTTTGTCCTTGCCTTCCAATGAGATCGCGTAACCTCCTGGCTATCATATTTGTGATAGTCTTTGTGTATGTCTCGGATGGCGCAAATTTGCCCATCTTCAATCAGAAAGAAAAGGGTCCTTATGATTCCTTTAAAAGGCCTCCGCGCGGCACTGCGCCACGTGAAGAAGCCAAATCCGACGTCCCTATGGACACGGATATTGGCCGTAGCAGTAACGGAAAATCCGTATACGATTAATACGAAGATCAGGATATTGCTCGACTTAAAACTCGGGGATTTCCCTTCGCTTTTCGCGTACGCTGATGCTATGTCTCAAACAGTGTATGAGACGCCTGATGAGCATTTCAGGATGCATCAGTTAGCTGCCCTGATCCGCAAATATCCTTTAGAACCCTCGCTCTCGGGTATGAACCCAGAGGAGAAGGCTAGAGGGACCTTTATGACGGCTGAACACCGTTGTAAGCGCGTTAACCAGCGGATCCTTGCCACTCGGCGAGTGAATAGAGATAGGCATTGGAAGTTAATCTTCCAAATGAGAGGCTTCATAGCATTCGTGCTAGGGGATACCCCGCCTTTGTCGTCTATCTACCGGGCTTCCGATTTTACCGGCGGCGCGGCTATCGGTGTACATGGGAACGCTACGAACTTTGCTAGGAAAGCCACTAGTGACGTTTGGACCTGTACATCGCGCGCCTTATCGCACTCCTTCGGGGCACTCATGGAGAACTTCCATTTGTGCGAACTGCTGCTTGCCCAACCGGGCAAGTCAGTAGTTTGTCTAGACTCAGCTTTGCTGGGTCAAGCTCTCCGCGATAGAGTAAAGTGCGTGCACTACAATAAGTTAGCCTTCGTTCCGAAGACTGCGAAAACTCATAGGAGTATCGCGGTGGAACCGTTACTGAATTCTTTTGTTCAGAATGGGATTGATAAGACTATTAGGGTGAAACTCCTTAAAGTTGGGATCGACCTTCGCTATCAGTCTCCGAATCAGGAGATGGCCCGTCTGGGCTCGATAGAAGCAGAGAATCCGTATTGTACGATCGACTTGTCATCGGCGTCCGATACGATAGCTACTGAACTGGTTTCGGAATTACTTCCCCCAGAATGGTTTGATCTTCTTGATCAGACTCGTAGCCATTACTATAAAGACGGAGCGACCATACGAAAGTATGAGAAGTTCGTCAGTATGGGTAACGGTTTTTGCTTTCCGCTACAGACGCTGATTTTTGCGGCTGTGTGCCATGCTTGCTCGCGCAATCGTGGAATCACCAACGACTTTAGAGTCTATGGTGACGACATAATTGTTCGGCAGGAGATCGCTGAGGAAGTGGTAGCTAAGCTACGCGACCTTGGTTTTCTCCCGAATCCGAGAAAGACCTTCCTTAAGGGGGTCTTTCGGGAATCGTGCGGCACTGACTGGCATACCGGAGTGAACGTTCGTCCGATCTTCATAGATAAGCCCCTGGATTCTTGGGGTCGTATCTACGGACTGCACAACCAAAGTTTACGTCGTGAGACGTATGTCCGAGAGTATTGGCGTCCAATTCGGGATCTGCTTTTTAAGCTGGTCCCTAGAATTGTACGCCTTGTCTCATATCACGACCCCCGTGAGGGGGAAGATGATAGCATGGGGTTAAACCCATGGGAAACAAAGGACGTCATCGATGGTGCCTTTTGGGTACCAATTGACGTTTTCATGTGCGGAAAGTATGTAGCGTGGAATGCCCACATTCAAAACTGGAGTTATGCGATCTTACGATCGGCTCCAGCCGTGGACCCCGCGTTTATACCTAGTAGGTCCGAGAGCAATTCTCTCATCTACTTGATCGGTGCACTTCGTGGAAGCGATTCCACGAGTCCGTTCACCTTGCGCTATTCTGCGCAAACGAAGATCGCGCTCATTAACTGAGCGTGTTGAGGCAACCCCTGTTTAGTGGGTTGCCGGCCTACCCGACGTATTTTGATGTACGCCCGTGTGTTAGGTATTTTGCAAACGCAAAATAAG